CAAGAAACTCAAGATCTTTGCACTGCTGTCTGGACTGATGCAGTAAGGGCTGCATGGAAAACTTTTCAGGAAGAGAGTAGGGAGAATAATTATTAACCAAGTGAAAAATTATGAAAAAAAATATATTATGTTTCTTTCGAGCAGGATTGGGGGATTTCTACCTTAGTTTTCCCCTCTTTTACACACTCCGAAATATCAGAAAATAGTCATATTCACAATCCCTACCTTTACTAAATAATAATAGAAAAAGGTTTTAACAACAGGGAGATTCTTGGTGGCACTGACTTTAAACAAACAAACTGAAAATTTTGTATTGGATCAAGGGGCCACCTTTATCAAGACTTTTACCGCCAAAAACACAGCAGGTGGTGATGTGGTCATATCTTCCGGCACTACTGCGGCCAAACTAAGACAATCCATAGACTCTAGTAACAATATACATGATTTTTCTACATCCGTTTCTGGATCAAATGTTACTATTTCAATGACATCAACAAATACTGCCAATGTTTCTGCAGACCGTAGATATGTGTATGATATAGAATTTACTCAATCTGATACCAGTACTGTAGAAAGATTAGCAGAAGGTATTGTAACTATATCTCCACACGCGGGCGACAGAGAGTTTCCAGATATTATAACAGAGAGTATATCCGATGGTCAATGGGGTTCTACTCTGTGGACTGACTTTGTTAGAAATGATGGTACAAAAGATAGATTAGTAACCAATAAAACTGATGTGGCCAGCCCCTATTGGGGAGAAAACGGTGAGGAACACTTTTGGGAAATGGAAGGCCCCCACCATGAAGATATTGAGGAAATGAAGAGTGTTGTACAAGCAGAAGGAACAATCACTAATAGTAAGCTAGCATGGAATGAAGCATTGATGAGATTGGTAGAATATCCTAATACCTACAATAGTAATACTTCAACTTGGAGTACTGGTAGTTACTCTGCTCTTGCCGATGGTGAAGCAAGAACTGGAAAACCATTTACTATTACATCAACATTTTCAACAAACTTTACTAAAATCACTCATGAGGATCAAAGGGTCGAACCCAATGGAACAGTCTGGGCAATTTCACCATATCATTACGGCAGATCGCGAGGAGGTGGATTTAGATTACAACAGAATTATGGTAGACTCACTTTCCAAATAGGACACATGGGTAGGAATCAGAGCAACTACAATCGTGTCGATGGATTCCTTAAACCAATCTTTGGAGTATCAGCAAATACTAAAATATGGACTCACACTCCTAGTGCTTGTTATCAAGACCCATTTGAAAATGCCAATAACAGTACAACCATATACCAAACAATGAATCCTTATGATGTTGAAGAAGATGTGAAGATGTGGTATCAGATTACTTGTGTATATAATGGTGGGCCTGTGGGATATTGGAAACCCAGTACGCGATCTGAACATGAGGATGCACTAGTACAAAATATTAAAGACTCCTTTAAGTTCTACCAAACAAATCTGAGGACAGGCAAAGTACACGAAATAGAATGGCACCATGTACAAATGAGCAATACAAATGACTTCTTAGGATTTATTCAAGGAGTAGGATACGAGGGAGACAGGGAAGCAGATACACGATTTGGTGCATTTTGTGATTCGGCTGACAATGCATATGTATTTGCATCAAACTGGGCAGGTACATGGGTATCGAATACAGCATTATCACACTCAGACTTACAGGGTGACGATTCAGAAACTAAAGCTAGTCAACCCTTTAGAGTAAATGGATTCGCTATGGATCCGCTTGGGTGGGCAACAAAAAACAATAAAGATGCCACGAACACATGGATATGGAGTCCAAGTCATCATCCAGATAGACTTGAAGATACTTCTGAAAATACAAAAGATCCGTATCCTAATATAACATCGGGTGCAGCACAGAGTAATAATCTGAGAGCTCTTGGGTCAATGGATGATAAAGATTATTTTAGAACTCAAGCAGACAATTCATACTGGGCAAATAACTACCCATTAGATACAGCGTAAGGAATAAATGGCACTGACTTTAAGTAAACAAACTGTAAATTTTGTATTGGATCAAGGGGCCACTCTTGAAAAGACCATTACCGCACAAAACTCTGCCGGTGGGAATGTCACTATTTCTTCTGGTACTTGTGCCTCTAAGATGCGTCAATCTACATATTCTGGTAACAATATACATACTTTTTCTACATCCGTTACTGGATCGAATGTGACAATTTCTATGACTGCAACAAATACTGCAAACGTTGCTGCTGGTCAGTATGAATATGATATAGAATATACTCAATCTGATGCCACTACTGTAGAAAGGTTAGCACAAGGTATTGTAACCGTATCTCCAGAATCTACGAAGTAAGGATTTAAACAAATGACTCAACCTACATCTAGAACTACATTTAAAGATTATTGTAAAAGAAAATTGGGACATCCAGTTGTTGAATTGAATCTTGATGATGACCAAATTGAAGACACCATTGATGACGCAATAACTTACTGGCAAGAATATCATTTTGATGGTACACATCCAGAATTTGTAAAGAAACAAATTACTGCTTCAACTCAAATCGTTTCTTCACAGTCTGGAACTTTTTCTAGCGGAGAAACCATTGAGGGGGGATCTAGTGGTATTAAAGCTACATTTCACCAATACCACAGTGCAAATACTACGATAAGGTATTCAAAACCAACTACAAAAAATAATTCTAATGCCGACGCGATTGGAGATGGAAACACATATTATACCGATATTACAACAACATGGACTGCTGGAGAAACCATTACTGGAGCAACAAGCGGTGCAACAGCAACTGTTCATGGTAGTACATCTCAAACTATCGGTGATATAGATAATCATTATCTTTCTTTGGATGAGAGTTATATTGGTATTACAGGAATTATACCACTTACTGAAAATATGAGTGGTAGTACAAATATGTTTTCAGTCAACTATCAGTACGCGCTGAATGATCTTTATACGATGGGTTCAGCTGGTGATATGAAAAACTATGTTTTCACTCAACAATATCTTTCTACTATTCAAAATCTTTTCTCTGGTTTACCTAGATTCAGATTCAATCGTCATAGAGATAGAATTTATCTTGACATAGATTGGAGTGCAGACCTTAAAATAGATGACTTTGTTGTAATTGAAGCTTATGCGTCAATGAATCCAGAAACATATACGGATGCTTATAGTGATATGTTCCTTAAAAAATATTGTACAGCACTCCTAAAAAGACAATGGGGAATGAACCTTATAAAATTTGAAGGTGTTCAATTGCCGGGTGGTGTTACTCTAAATGGAAGACAATTATATGATGATGCAATTACAGAAATTGAAAAATTAGAAGTTGAAGGAAAACTAGAATATCAGTTGCCTGATGACTTCTATGTAGGTTAAAGGATATAAATGGCAACCAATCATTACTTTAATCATTATGGAACAGATACACCAGATCAAAAATTAGTTGAAAGTATCGTAATTGAGTCTATCAAATCTTTCGGTATTGATGTTCATTACATGCCTAGAACTGAAGTAAATACAGATTCTATCTTTGGTGAGGATCGTATTTCTAAGTTTGAAGATGCTCGTATGGTAGAAGTGTACATTAAGAGCATAGATGGATTTGAGGGTGATGGTACATTTGTAAGTAACTTTGGATTAGAAGTAAGAGATCAAATTACTTTTACAATTGCTCGTAGAAGATTTCAAGAATTAAATTTTGAAACAGGACATAGAGATAAAGAACCACTAGAAGGTGACCTTATTTTCTTTCCTTTGTCTGACTCCCTTTTTGAGATTAAACACGTGCAAGATACGAATGTTTTCTATCAAATGGGTGGCCTACAAACTTTTGATTTAGTTTGTGAACTCTTTGAATACGCCGATGAAGCAATTGATACAGGTATTGCTGCACTTGATCAAATAGAAATTGACCATTCTTATTCAATAAAATTTACTCTTGGTGCTGGAACTGGTACATATACAGTTGGAGAATCCGTCTATCAAGGATCTACTGGATATTCAAATGCCACGATCAAGGGTGAGATATTTGCAGTAACTGGTACTGATCTAGTATATAAGAATCTTTTAACTGAGGGTGGTGATAATCTGGTTAGAGAAGATGGAAATAGTTATGTTTCTGAGGGAGCTGTTACCGATACTTCAGAATACATAACTCTTACTATTGGTAATATCATAGGTGCATTTAGTGATTCTAGTAAAATTTTAGAATATCCATATTCCTTTAAACAAGAGGATGGAGATACTACATCAGATAGTATTCTGTTAGAAGATGAAAGTCTTACTACACCAAACTCTTCTGCTACGGGCAAACTTATGATTGAAACAACTGCTTCTTATGTAGTTACTTCTTTTGATGATAAGACTATATCAACTGGTGCATCAGATGAAGTACAGGTTGATTCATATGCAAACAATGTGGGGATTGAAACTGTGGCTGATTCTATACTTGACTTTACAGAAGGTAATCCATTTAGTGAAGGAACAGGGTACTAATGTTAGGATCTACCTTTTATCATCAAACTATAAGAAAATATGTAGCAGTGTTTGGAACTCTTTTCAATGATATTAATATTGAAAGGAAGAATTCAAGTGGTGTTGTTGTTGAACGATTAAAAGTTCCTCTTGCATATGGCCCCAAACAGAAGTGGCTACTTGCTATTCAAGAAACTACTTCAGATAGATAAGTTTTAGCAACGAGAACTCCAAGGATGGGGTTTGCGATGACAGGAGTTTCTTATGATTCTGCAAGAAAATTGAATACAATTGGTAGAAATGTAGCAGCAAACACTTCTTCTACTAATACCAATATGACTACAATGTATAATCCTGTTCCTTACAATTTTGATTTCCAATTATTCATACTTGTTAAGAATGCTGAAGACGGAACACAAATTTTAGAGCAGGTACTTCCTTATTTTACACCAGAGTTTACTGTTACCGTCAATACAATTCCCGATATGAACATCAAGGCAGATGTTCCTATTACGTTAAACTCTGCTGATGTAGCAGATGAGTATGAGGGTGATTTAACAGCAAGAAGAACTATTACTTGGACTCTTTCATTTACACTTAAAGGGTTTATCTATCCAAATGTTACATCTGGTGAAATCATTAAATCAATTGAAGTTAATTTCCGAATTCCGGGCGGTGATACAGAAATTGTACTTCCAGAATTTATCATATATGAAGATAGTACACCAGATACAAAAAACTATATACTATTAGATGGATTTGGTGATGTTGGTGGCCATCCAGATTTTAAAGCTGATACATATAGAACATTTAGTAGGGCAAGAATTGTAAACGAAAAAACTACTGATGGTGTACAAGATGCTACAATCAAATCTCGTTATACAGTTGTTCCTGCACCTCTTTCTGCAACAGCTGACACCGATTATGGTTTCTCAGAAACTTTTGAATTTTTTGAAGAAGGTAAATGGAATGATCCAACAACTGGTACGGATATAGCAACATGAGGGATGTGATGCCTATGAGTGTGGATGATCACTTAGATGAAGTTTTAGGTATTATGGAAAAACCTAAGAAGGAAGTCGTTAAGACAGATCGTATTGTTCCTGTTATCTCAACTGATGATAGTGAAATTGATTTCCAGTATGCAAGAGAAAATCTTTACAACCTCATAGAACGAGGACAGGATGGTTTGGAGGAAATGCTTGAAATCGCCAAAAGTTCGGAACACCCTCGTGCGATGGAAGTTTTCGGACAGTTAA